GCCTGCCCGCTGCGTTGTCCCAGCCCCGGGGCGGTCGTTTTTTTTTTGTTTATGTGTGGTGATCTGTTCTATAAAATGTGTTTGATTTTATTGGCCTTATAAGGAATGGAACAGATGGAACAGATGTTATATTACTTAAACTTAAAATATAAAAAAATATATAGTAAGAGAAGAAAAAAGTATAGATACAGAATTTATCTGTTCTATCTGTTCCAAATCAAGGTTCCCCAAAAATTTTCCCATAGGTGATCTTTGTCATAGTAATTTCACCATCAGCATATTCAAGCCAAAGATCATGGACACCACAATAATAAGCCCGATAATAAGAATTTGTATCATTGATTTGTGTATTGGAATACTGCTTCAGATTGAACATAGGAAGAAAATCATCCTTGCTGTTATATGAAAACTTGTCATAAAGAGTAATTCGCTGAAGTTTATCATCATTGAAGCTGTATTCATTCAATCCATAATACAGAGTTCGGATTGGATAATATCTGCCACCTTGAATTTCGTAGTTCCATTCTTCAATGCTATCAGGTTCTCCAAGTTGGGCAATTAGTTCAGATTCAGTAATATTTTCCCCGTCCTGAACTTCATATTGGAGAGCGTCAAACACAACAGGCACCGATTCGGGTTCATTTTGATATTGTTCAGGGTTTTGAACTACTCTTGAAATACTAAAACCTAAAGCCCCTATAAAGATAATCGCAACGATCAAACCAATTTTCTTTTTCATATCCATTCTCCTTCACTTAATATCGCTTTGGAAAGCAACGGCACGGCCAAGAATGCGGATGTGGTTAAGTTCTTCACCAGTATATATTAAATCTTCATACTTGGAGTTTTCCGCCTTTAGAATCAGCAAATCTTTTTCAGGATAATAATTGACCCGTTTCAGTGTGGCTTCATCTTCTATCACCACGGCGGCAATTTCTCCATCATCCACCATATCCGCCTGTTGAATGAAAACAATATCACCATCATAGATTCTGGCCCCAATCATTGAATCACCCCTTGCCCGTAGGCAGAAGTCAGCTTGAATGTCGGCCCCAGATTCTACATATAGTTCCCGTTCTTCGTTGGCAATAATAGGTTTTCCACAAGCAATATCACCAAGAAGTGGGAAACGCTTTTTTTCAATCGGAAATAAATTTTCAAACTTCACTTGGGATCGGAGAATGTCAAGATCAATGGAATTATCAATACCTTCTAACCATGCGGCCTTACTTCTGTGTTCTGATTTTCCAAGAAGAAAATCCATATCAACATTAAAATAATCAGCAATGGCTTCAAGGGTTTCCAAGTTGGGTTCTCTTTCCCCTCGCTCATACATATTGATACTACTTTTAGAAGTTCCGAGCTGTTTTGCAAAATCCTGTTGGGATAAACCGGCTTCCCGGCGTAAAAGTTTCAAGCGTTCATTGAACTTTGCCATTAGTAACACCCCTTTCACCTTTATTATACACATTTTGTGCACAAGGTCAATCTGTTATCGTGCACAAATTGTGCCTTTTTATTTTGTGCACTTTTTGTGTTCACTTCGCCTTGACTTTCGAGCACATAAGGTGTACTATAAAGGCAGACGAGCACAAAAGGTGCACGACACAGGAAAGGAAGTGAAACTGATGATCCAGAAGGAAACTACTGGAATGATGCTTCGGAAGTTGCGTGGCGATAACACCCAAGAAGAAATTGCCTCCGCTCTTGGTATTACAAAATCTTCTTGGGCCATGTATGAGCGTGATGAACGGGTTCCCCGTGATGAAGTAAAGATTCGCATTGCGAACTTCTTTGGTAAAACAGTACAAGAACTTTTTTATACCCCAATCGAGCACTATAAGTGCTCATAAAGGAGAGTAAACCATGAATGAAGTAAGCCTGAAGCCGGTTATTGAAGAACTTGAAAGTTTGTTTTCAAAGTTCAACGCCCGGTTCTTTGCTGACAAGCTGGAAAAGCCCGTGATCACTGTTTCCCCGGATCACACCCGTGGGGCTTATGGATGGTGTACCGGCTGGAAGGCTTGGAAGGCCGGGGAAGATGAAGGTCATTATGAAATCAATCTGTGTGCCGAATATCTGAATCGCCCCTTTGAAGAAACCTGTGGAACCCTAATCCATGAAATGGTTCATCTTCAAAACCTTCAGGATGGTATTCAGGATACTTCCCGATCTGGCACCTATCACAATAAGAAGTTCAAGGAAACCGCTGAAACCCACGGCCTGACGGTGGAGAAGGGCGAAAAGTACGGATGGCATAAAACCGCACTTGCCCCGGAAGCCCTTGAATTTGTTCAGAGCCTTGGGAAGAAAGGTTTCACCCTTGTTCGGCCCCGGCCTTTAGGCTTGAAGGGTTCCAGCAAGGGGGGGGGGATCAAGTTCCCGGAAGTATGTTTGTCCCTGTTGCGGAACCATTATCCGGGCCACCAAAGAGGTTCATGTGATCTGTGCTGAATGTGATGTTGAATTTCAGGAGGAATGTTAGATGAATGTGAAGCTGACCAAGCGGAAGGCTTGGGAACTGATCAGCCGGATTCACCCCCGGTTGAACATCAAGCAGGAAGCCACCCCGCCTGATGTGGCGATTTTCACGGCTTACACCGGCCCTGAAGGGCTGGAAATCCGGTGTGAAAATGATTGGTTCAATCACAATGGCCGGATCAAGCTGACCATTTCCAATGTGGACGGGGGAACCCCCATTGTCCGCTATTACCACCCTGATACCCTGAACCGGGATCATGTGGCGGAAGATGCTGAAAAAGAAGCCGATGCCAAGCAAGCCCGTAAAGAATGGGTTTGGGCTATGGGTAAGGAAATGGCCCATAAGCTGGTTGATCAGTATTGGGGAAACTGAATTCCCGTTTTTAAGGAGGTTATAAGCATGAACACCACTTTTGCAGAGCGCTTGAAGAACGCAATGGAACAGGCTGATATGAGCCAAGCGGAACTTTCCCTTCAATCCGGGGCTTCCAAGGCCGCAATCAGTCAGTATCTTTCGGGGAAGAACACCCCCGGCCCGGAGCGGGTGAAGGCTTTGGCTGATGCCACCGGCACAACCTTTGATTTCCTGATGGGGTACGGCGGCGCACCGGCCAAGGATGCCCCGCCCCCGGTTAAGAAGATCAGCGTGAAGGAAGCGGCCCGGTGTATGGGCAAATCTGATCAGTTTGTTAGGATCGGCCTTCAGCGTGGCCTTCTGCCTTTCGGTAATGCCGTTCCCGGCACCGGGAACAACTGGAACTATTACATTAACCCCACCAAATTCAGGGAGTATGTGGGCGCTGAAGCGTTTAACAGCTTCTTTGGCTTGACTGCCTGACAGATTGGGGGGGGGATAAGTGAAACCAGCGAAAAACGAGGTGGGCGGCGGTGTGCGGTTGCCTAAATCGTTCTATGAACGCCCCCTTACCCCGAAAGAAGCCCAATTTGCCACAGATAACATCAATATTGTTTGGTGGTATTTAGACCAACAGGGCCTTGAACGGGCTGAATGGTTTGATGTGGTGATCTTCCGGTATCTGATCAGTGTAAAGCGGTGGTTTGCCCTTCCTGATCTTCAGAAAGTGAAGTTTGTCACTGTGGCCTGTAATGCTATGCGGTCGGCTATTGGAAATGAACGGCGCAAGAGAGCCAAAGAACCCCAAGCTGTCAGCCTGTATGAACCTATTCCCGGAACTGAAGATTTGTTGTTTATCGACACGATAGCGGCCCCGGAAATTCTGTAAGAAGGTGATGTAATGGAAATTAAATATAATGTTCAGGCCCCGCCCAAGAAAGCCTTCAACGGTGGAGCCAAAAGCGAGGAAGTCAAAGCCATTGAAGATTTTCTGACCAGCGGAAATGCAAAGAATATGTGCTTTGAGTATGGCACCGAGAAAGAAGCTAAAACCAAGCTTTCCACGGTTTCTTCCCATAAGCGCAAGTGGAATGAGAAGAACCCCAAGAAGTATGACGCTTACCGGGTGGGCAACTGCATTTACATTGTTCGCCTGACTGCAAAGAAAGGATGATGAAGATGAAAACCCGTTTTGATGGGAACCTGTGGATTGGTGCAGGTGGGCAGGTTTTCCGCCCGGTAGAAATGGAAACCGATCACCTGTTGAACACTGTAAAGATGTTGAAGAACCGTCCCGCTGTTGTGGTGGCTATGGTTGTTCGTGACATTGAAGCAACCCCTGATTGTTGCCCCTTTGATCCCTTTGGCGGTGGTCATTCTGGAATGGTGAAACAGTCTTTGTTCAATATCACTTCCATGACCCCTGAACAGATCAGCACCTATGCACTGAACAGCCCTTTGGGGACGGCGCTGAAGGCTGAACTTCTTTCCCGTGGCGTAAATGTGGAAAACTACCTTTCCATGATTGAAGCGCCTGAAGCCTTATGATTACGCTGTTCCAGCACCAGCAACAGGCCCTTGACCAGACGGAAGGCCACAACCGTTGCGCCTATTATCTTGATATGGGCCTTGGGAAAACCTTTGTTGGTTCAGAAAAAATGATGAAGCTGAATACCCGAATCAATCTTGTGGTTTGTCAGTGTTCAAAGGTTCAAGATTGGGTTGAACATTTTCAAGACCATTACACCCGGAACTGTGTGTTTGACCTGACCAACCCCAAAACCTTCAAATGGTTCTTTGAACAGGTTCAGTGTGAGGTTCCAACCCTGATGATCGGCGTAATCAATTATGAACTGACCTTCAGACGGAAGATTTTGAAAACCCTTTCCGGGTTCACACTGATGCTTGATGAAAGTTCCCTGATTCAGAATGAAACCGCCAAGCGGTCAAAGTTCATTCTTGAATTGAACCCTGAAAATGTGATCCTTCTTTCTGGTACACCCACGGGCGGCAAGTATGAAAAGCTGTGGAGCCAATGCCGCCTTTTAGGATGGAACATATCAAAGGAACTGTTCTGGAAGCAGTACATTGAAACGGAATGGGTTGAAGATGATGGGTTTTGGCGGAAGCGGATTACCGGATATAAGAATGTTGATCGGCTGAAAAATAAGCTGGCTGAACATGGGGCTGTTTTCATGACCACTGACGATGCCGGGATTGACCTTCCTGAAAAGAATATGATCCAAGTGAAAACCCGGCCTTCCCCCCTTTATTGGCAGTTCTGGCGGGAACGGGTTGTAAGTATCAACAGCGAAACCCTTCAAAAGTTTGAATTGGATTCTGATTTTTGGGGTTCCAATGAAAGCTATGAACGGGAACTGATTGGGGATACCAGCCTAACCCGCCGCCTGTATGCCCGTCAGCTTTGCGGCCTATATAATCCATACCGGTATGAAGCCTTCCGGGATTTGGTGAACAGTACGGAAGATCGGTTGATTGTGTTCTATAACTTCACGGAAGAAATGGAGCGCATGAAAAGGATTGTACAGGGTATGAACCGTCCGGTTTCTATCCTGTCCGGTGAAGTAAAAGATTTGGGAGCCTATAACTTCCATTCTAATTCTGTAACTTTCATTCAGTATCAGGCCGGTGCTATGGGTGGCAATTTCCAGAAGGCCAACAAGATCATTTATTTCAGCCTTCCACAAGGTTGGGAATTGTGGGAGCAATCCCAAAAGAGAATTCACAGGATGGGGCAAAAACGCCCGTGCTTCTATTATCTGCTGATCTGCCCCGGCACGGTGGAAGAAGATATTTTGACCACCCTGAATATGAGAAAGGATTATAACGATGAACTGTTCAGAAGATATGAAACGGCAACGCTATAAGGCCAAGAAAAACCAATGGTTCCGCCGTATGTTTACCGTGGCCCTTTTGATGGGGGTTTTGATTGGCTTCCTGATGGTGAAAATTCCGGTCTGGCTGACCACCCCGGAGCCTGAAACCAAAGCGGTTTTGTTTGGCACCTATACCGGACAAGCCTTGAAGGTTCAGAATGATGGAGCCATTGTTCAAGCTGGTGATTTTACCCCTTTGGATGTGCCGATGGATGAAAGCCTTCAGGAATACACCTATTGGATGGCGGATGCCTATGATATTGATTTTGCTTTCCTGATGGGCCTGATCCGCAATGAAAGCAACTTCCAAGTGGATGTTATCAGCGGAACCAATGATTACGGCCTGATGCAGATCAACCAAAAGAACCATGAATGGTTGTCCGATGCTGTTGGTGTAACGGATTTCCTTGATCCTTACCAGAACATCCAAGCTGGCCTTTATATCCTTGGGAACCTGTTTGAAAAATATGATGATCCCCACATGGTTCTGATGGCCTATAACATGGGTGAGGGTGGCGCTTCCAAACTGTGGGATCAGGGGATTTACCAAAGTAAGTATTCCAACCGTGTTTTGGAATATCAAGAAACCTACATAAAGGAGTTGAACGAACATGATCAAATGTGAAAATGCTTGTCCACTTGGGCGGTTTAATGCCTGTTGCCAATGTTGCCCGGAAAACAAAGGTTGCCCGGAAGCCTGTGAATATGAGCCGGGTTCCTGTGGGGAATCAGCTTTTGACGAGGAAAGCGGCCTTGTAGCTTTCCAGAAAACCCAGCTTGCCACCCTGAATGCTATTGCTTCCCTGACCGCCCACAAGAAGGCCATTGAGGAACAGGAAAAGACCATGAAAGCGGCCCTGTATGATGCAATGCAGAAGTTCGGGATCAAGAAATTTGAATCCGATGTGTTGAACCTGACCTTGGTTGCCCCCAGCAATTCCACCGCTATTGATTCCGCCAAGTTGAAGAAAAAATATCCCGCTATTGCGGCGGAATGCTCCAAACCTAATCCCAAGGCCGGTTATGTGAAGATCACCTTGAAGGGTGGCGAAAAGTAATGGACACCAAGGATTATATAAAGCAGATACGCCTTGAAAAAGGGCTTACCCAAAAAAGACTTGGTGAATTGTCTGGAATTGCAGAACCAACAATCAGACGATATGAAACCGGAAAATTGATTCCTAAAATGCTTACTATTAAAAAAATCGCCAAAGGGCTTGGGGTTCCGCCTGCTGATCTGCTTGGTGATGAATGGTTTGTTGTGGAGGGTTCCTATGGCCGGTGAAAAGAACTTTGAAACCCGCCTGAAAAAGTGGTTGGAAAGTGAAGGGATTTACCCTTTGGGTGAACCTGTTGACCGTATGAGTGCCCCGCCCTGTGGCTATTGGGAAAAGCGTTGGGGCGGCGGAAGATATGTGAAAAGCGGCCTTCCTGATATGCGGATCACAATAAAGGGGATCGCCCTTGAAGTGGAGTTGAAAGCTACCAACGGAACCCCATCTGAACTTCAGAAGCGTAATATCAAGCAAATCAACAGTTCCGCTTGTTTCGGCTTTATCCTTTACCCGGAAGGGTTTGAAGCCTTCAAAGCGATTGTGAAAGGGGTGAAAGAATGCGAGTTTCCCACAGCCGGGTTGAAGTCTTTGATAGATGCCCATACAAATACCGCTTGCGATATGTGGAAGGGCTGAACACTATCCCGAACACTGAACCGGATAATGCCTTGATCCTTGGCACCGCCCTTCATACAGGCATTGAAGAAGGGGTTGAAAAAGCCCTTGATTTCTACCAATCCAGTTTCCCAATCCTGACGGATGATCATGTGAATGAAATGATGAAGCTGGAAGCCATGATTCCCAAGGCCAAAGCAATGTTGCCACCGGGCGGAACTTTTGAACTTCCCATTGGGAATGCTGATTTTGTCGGGTTTATGGATTATCTGGTTCCGGTTAAAGGTTCCGTATGGGGAGATCACTTGAATGAGTATGGCAAATATGCCCTTGCCGTTGAAGAACACAAGTATTTTGATCTGTATGACTTCAAGTATTCCAACAATGCCAAAAGCTATGCCGTTTCCGGTCAGCTTCACGAATATAAGTATTGGTATGAACTGACCCATCCCGGCCACCGGATCAGGAATATGTATTTCCTGATTGTTCCAAAGGTAAAAATCCGGCAGAAGAAAACAGAAACCCTTCAGCAGTTCCGGGGACGGTTGCAGGATACCTTGAAAGACGCTGAACCTTCTCTGATGCCGGTTCAGTATGATCCCCTGAAAGTTGTGGACTTCTTGACCGACACAAAGCACATGGTTGAAGCCACAGAATTTCCCAAGAACCCAAACCACTTTTGCGGGTGGTGTGAGTATGAAGAATATTGTATGAAAGGATGGGATTATATGCTACTCCCCAAGAATGAACGGCGTGATATGAACGCCACCAAAAAGAAGGTTGTGTGGATTTATGGCGCACCCTTCAGCGGCAAAACCTTTTTTGCAAACGCCTTCCCTGATCCTCTGATGCTGAACACGGATGGCAACATCAAGTTTGTGGATGCCCCCTATATTTCGATCCGGGACACTGTAACGGTAGAAGGGCGGCTGACCAAACGGCAGTTGGCATGGGAAGTCTTTGCTGATGCCGTGGCCGAATTGGAGAAGAAGCAGAATGATTTCAAAACCATTGTGGTTGATCTTCTGGAAGATACCTATGAAGCCTGCCGGGTGTATATCTGTGATCGTCAGGGCTGGAAACATGAATCTGATGATTCTTTCCGGGCATGGGATATGGTCACTTCCGAATTTCTGAACACCATTAAGCGGCTGGTCAATCTGGACTATGAGAACATCATCCTGATCAGCCATGAGGACAGAAGCCGGGATTTGACCCGCAAGAGCGGTGACAAAATCAGTTCTATTCGTCCTAACCTTCGGGAAAAGGTTGCCAACAAGGTTGCCGGTATGGTTGATCTTGTGGCCCGAATCGTGGCGGATGATAATGACCGGGTTCTTTCCTTCAAGGCTTCGGAAGTGATCTTTGGTGGTGGGCGGCTGACCGTTCATAACAAGGAAATCCCGCTGGATTATGATGCCTTCTGTGAAGTCTACGAGGAAGCCAACAGCAAGGCCGTAGGAGCCTTGAAGCGTGGCGGCAATACACCAGCTACCCCCGCCCCTGAAACGGCTGACAGCGGCGAACAGCGGCCCAGCAGACGGGGCAGAAAGCCCAAGGCGGAAGAAACCCCGGCCCCTGATTCTGAAGGGGTTGATGATGCTGAAAGAGCGGCGGCTGGTGATCCTGAAGGCACATGGACACCGGGCGGCGGTGAAACGGATGATTCCGCCCCTGTGGAACAGACGGAACCCGACACCACCAACCTTCCCAAATGCCCGGACGCTGAACGCATTTTTGCCCAACATGAGGAAAACCCGGAAATCCCCCTTTGCCCGTCTATTGATGCCGACCATAGATGCCATAAGGAAGGCGGCCCCGATGGTTGCCCCCTGTGGGATCGTCCCAAGGCAGAGGAACCCGCACCCAAGATGGATGTGAACCCGCCCCGGCGCACCCGGAAGAAGCGTGAAGAATAATGAAAATTGATCCTTGTCCTTGCGTGATTAGCCTGAAGGATGGTTCAGTTTACACGCTATTTGAGTTCCGCCACTTCTTGGAACTGGTGGAAGATTGCATGGGATATGATGCCGCAAAATGGCTGGAAACCCATGTGAAACAGGCGGAAAGGGCCGCTGATTATACTGACAGAAAAGTGAATTCTGACTTGATCGCCTATGAAAGTGATCTTGATAGTAACCGCAGAGCCTTTCAGGATATTCAGACAGAAGCCGCCGCTATTATGGAAGTTCTTCAAGGGAACCGGGTAAATCGTCAAAAAATAGCCCATTCCGTTAAAGAAATAGGTAAGATCATTTCCAATCAAATATAAGGAGGAAACTAATATGAAAAGTGATGCTCTGAACCATTTCAAAGCTGAAATGGAAAAGCGTGGCCTGTTCCGCAAGATTCAGGTGTGTGCCAACTTGATCCCCCCCCCGCCCGGTGCTGACGGTGAAACCCTGATTGAACTTCACCGTTCCGCCGCCAAGATCGCCATTCAGAATTACGCCGAACACCATGAAGATTTCTGTGATGTAATGGCGGAAGCGGCCATTGATCATCTGTTGAACACCGTTCTTTCTGATGATCTGTTCATCCCGAATGGTGGTTTTTCCCCTACGAAAGAAGAAGTTGACAACATGAACCGGGCCAAGGAAACGGCTGACAAAGCGGCCAAGATGCTTGATACTCTGTTCGGTGGGTTGGCTGATCTTCTGAAAACTCTTTAATAAATACATTTTTTTTTGGAGGTAAAAAATTATGGCTATTGATTTTGACAAGATTGATCGTACCGTTGATCTGAAGGGCCTTCAGGCCGATGTGGAGGATGCCAAGAAGAACGGCGGCGGGGATTTCCCCACCATTCCGGCAGGCAAGTATGAAGCCAAGGTGGAAACTATGGAGATTAAAGGCACCAAAGCCGATCCCAACCGCCCCATGCTGGCTGTGTCCTTCAAGATTCTGTCCGGTGAGTACAAGAATCAGCGCCTTTTTATGAACCGGGTTCTGTACGGCACCAAGAACGATAAGAATATGATTGCTTCCGCTATGGGCTTCCTTGATAAGCTGGATTCTGGGATTCCGGTCAGCTTCACCAGCTACAAGCAGTTTGCCCAGCTTGTGCTTGACATTATGGAAGCCATTGACGGAAATTTGGAATATGCGGTGGATTATGATGATTCCCGTTTCAATTCCATCACTATTGATGAAGTTTTTGAGGTTGAAAACTAACTTTTTTCATATCTTGTTCGAGCACATATAGTATTCGTTTTGTTTTGAGAGTAGAATACTAAAGCACTATTTGTGGGGCTTCGGCCCCACATTGGCCCCAAGGTGAAGCCTTCCCGTGGCGGGGCTGTTATCACTGATTCACCAAAGAATATTTAGAAAGTGGGTGAAATGATGGTTTTTTATGACTTCGAGGTTTTCAAGTATGATTGGCTGGTGGTGCTGATTGATCTGAACGACAAGGAAGAAACCGTAATCATCAATGACCCTGAAAAATTGAGCCACTTCTATGAGAAGCACAAGGGAACTATTTGGGCCGGATATAATAACCGCCACTATGACCAATTCATTCTGAAAGGTATTTTGTGTGGGTTCAACCCAAAGAAAGTGAATGATTGGATTATCCTTGATGATAAACCCGGCTATCGGTTTTCCGACCTGTTCAGGAACTTCCCCCTAATCAACTATGATGTGATGCCGAACCCGCCCATTAGCCTGAAAGCGCTGGAAGCCTTCATGGGCCATTCCATCAAAGAAACCACGGTTCCCTTCGACATTGACCGCCCATTGACAGAAGAAGAATTGGCGGAAACGGTCAAATATTGCCGCCATGATGTGCATGAAACTATTGAAGTATGGCTTCGCAATATTGCAGAATTCAACACCACCATGTTTTTTGTGAATCATTTTCATCTTGGGGATGATTGTATCGGTAAAACTAAAGCCCAGCTTGCCGCTAAAATTTTAGGCGGAAACGGGAAAGGGAAATCTTTTGATGATGAATTTGATTTTCCAATTTTGAATTGCTTGCGGCTGAAAAAATATCGCTTTGTAGCTGATTGGTACAAGAATCCCGTCAATCACAATTATGGTAAGGCCCAAGAAAATATAACCGTTGCCGGTGTTCCACACACCTTCGCTTGGGGCGGCGGGCATGGGGCCATTCCCAAATATCATGGGCATGGAATTTTTCTGGTGATTGATGTTACTGCCTATTATCCTTCTTTACAAAAACAATTCAAAATTGGTTATCGGGTGATGAACCATCCTGAAAATTTTGAGTTCATCCATGACAGCAACATTGAGTTCAAACGCAAGGGGGATAAAAAAGCCCGTCAACCGTTCAAGATCATGGACAACGCCATTTCAGGGCAGATGAAGCAACCGCAATCGGCCCTTTATGACCCCATGAGCAACAACACTATTTGTATCAACGGCCAACTTCTACTTCTGGATTTAGTTGAACACCTTGAACCCTATTGCAAACTTGTTCAGAACAACACGGATGGTATCATTGTCCAACTTGCGGATTATGACCAAGATTTTGAAAAGATTGATGATGTGGTTTGGGAATGGGAGCAAAGAACCGGAATGAAAATGGACTTTGATACCTTCATGGGTGACATTTATCAAAAAGATGTAAACGACTATTTTTTGGTTGACCGGGAAACCGGAGCGGTCAAAGCCAAGGGTGCTTATGTAAAAAATTTGTCTGATCTGGATTATGACCTTCCTATTGTCAACCGGGCCATTAGTGAATACTTTTCCCACAAAACTACACCAGAAGAAACCATTATGGGGTGTGGAGATTTGCGAGATTTCCAAAAGGTTGTAAAAGTTTCCAGCAAATATGAATGTGCGCTTTATTCCCCTGTTATCACTATGGAAAAAATCAGGGACGAAAAAGGCCGTTCAAAAACTGTAAAAAGATTCAGCGGCGGTGAAGTTCAGACAGATAAAACCTTTCGGGTGTTTGCGTCCAAAGATCGTTCCAAGGGTGGCTTGTTCAAAGTATCTGGAAAAGTGGTAAACGGGAGAAAAAAGAACCCGGAAAAGTTCGGAAATACGCCGGAACATTGTTTCATTATCAATGATGATGTGACAAATCTTCCCGTTCCTGATGAACTGGATAGGCAGTATTACATTGATTTGGCGTGGAAGCGCCTAAAAGACTATGGAGTTGATCGGGAAGGGGGGGATTTGAGCCATGCAACTGTTCAGAGGATATGTCCCGACAAAAGACAAACAGTGTCTTGAGAAGTTCAAGGGAAGAAAACGGCTGAATACCCTTGAAGATGTTCAAGACCTTGATGAATATGCGGCAATTCTTGGAGATGAAACCATTCTGATTGATGTGGACGATGGAAAAACATCTGATCTGCTGTTTGAAATTGTCCAAGATTTGGATTTGAAATGCCGGGTATATGCAACCACACGGGGAAAGCATTTCTACTTCAAGAACCCTGAAGGGCTTGTTGAAAAAAGCTGGACAAAACAGCTTTTGGCCGTGGGAATTGAAACGGATGCCAAGGTTGGGCGGAACAACAGCTATGCCATTATGCGCTTCAATGGGGTTGATCGTCCTATCCTTTGGGATTGTCCAGAAGATGAAATTCAGGTTCTTCCCAAGTGGTTGACCCCTGTAAAAACCAACATGAAGTTCTTGGAAATGGAAGCCGGGGATGGACGAAACCAAAGCCTGTTCAACTACATTCTGACGCTTCAAAGCGAGGATTTCACAAAGGAAGAAGCCCGTGAAACCATCCGCATGATCAACCGTTACATTCTATCTGATCCGCTGTCAGATCGGGAATTGGAAACCATTCTTCGGGATGATGCCTTTCAGAAACCGGTGTTTTTCAAAGGTTCCACCTTCTTGTTTGATAAATTTGCAACCTATCTGAAGAACAACAACCATATTGTGAAAATCAATAACCAGCTTCACATTTACAAAGATGGAATTTATGTTCCCGGCCATGCGGAAATTGAATCCCAAATGATCAAGCACATTCCCCATTTGAAACGGGCCAACCGTTCTGAAGTTTTGGCCTATCTTGAAATTATGATTGAGGGAGAAGCCAAAACCACCAACCCCAATGTGATTGCCTTCAGCAATGGCCTTTATAACATCAAAGATGGTTCATTTAAGGATTTCACGCCTGAAATTGTGATCACCAATAAAATCCCGTGGCCTTATAACCCAGCCGCCCATTCTGATCTTCTGGATCACACTCTTAACCGATTGGCCTGTGATGATGCTGAAGTTCGGGCCTTGCTGGAAGAAATGGTGGGATATTGCCTTTACCGCCGCAATGAACTTGGAAAAGCCTTCATCCTGATTGGCGATAAGAGCAACGGCAAATCTACCTTTCTTCATGTGGTGAAGAATATGCTTGGAAATCAGAATATTGCTTCCCTTGACCTGAAGGAACTTGGGGACAGGTTCAAGACCGCTGAACTTTTCGGGAAGCTGGCAAACATCGGTGATGATATTGGGGATGAATTCATTGCCAATGCGTCAGTGTTCAAAAAGCTGGTTACAGGTGATCGGGTGAATGTGGAGCGCAAAGGGCAAGACCCCTTTGAATTCAACAACTACGCAAAGTTCCTATTCAGCGCCAACAACATTCCCCGCATGAAGGACAAGACTGGAGCCGTTCAAAGGCGGTTGGTAATTGTTCCGTTTGATGCAAAGTTCAGCCCTAATGACCCTGATTTCCGCCCGTTTATTAAGGATGAACTGTGTGAACAAGAATCTATGGAATATCTGATTTTGTTGGGTTTGAACGCTTTGAAAACGGTTTTGAACAATGCCCGGTTTACCACTTCCAAGAGAGTTCAGGGGCAGTTGGATGAATATGAGCAGAACAATAACCCCATTATTGGCTTCATTCAGGAAGTGGGCCTTGATGGAATTGTAAATGAAGCCACCAACACCGTTTACCGGCGCTATAAGGAATACTGTATTGCAAACAACTTCCAAGCCCTTTCTGCTATTGAATTTTCAAGACAGATTTGCAAACGATGCGGATTTGTTACAGGTACCAAATACATTAAGGGGCGAAAAACGAGGGTGTTTGTTGAAGAAAAGGATGGTGAAGAATGAGAAATCAAAACAGCATATTTACCACTTTGGGCGCTTCCAACCGCGCCTTGGAAGAACGGGAACAGCATGATTATTATGCAACCGATCCAAAGGCTGTGGAGCTATTACTGGAACTGGAACCATTTGCCCCGGTGATATGGGAACCGGCCTGTGGGGAAGGCCACATTTCCAAGGTGCTTCAGGCCCACGGCTATGAAGTTATTTCCACAGATTTGATTTACCGTGGGTTTGGCGATCCTGAACCGCTGGACTTTCTGACGGAAACCCTTGAAGGATTTGAAGGGGATATAATCACAAACCCGCCTTATTCAATGGGCCTTGAATTTGTTCAGAAGGCGCTTGAAAGCGTCAGGCCCAGTGGGAAAGTGGCTATGTTCCTGAAGGTTCAGTTTTTGGAGGGACAGAAGCGGGGACTATTCTTCAAGAGTACCCCCCCCGAACCGTTTACATATCCCGTTCCCGGCTGGCCTGTTATAAGAACGGGGATATGAGCAAAACAGATAGCGCCATAGCCTATGCGTGGTATGTATGGGAAAAAGGCTTCACCGGTGATCCGGTGATCAAGTGGTTCAACTGAAAGGATGGTGAAATATGAGCCACCAATATTCTAAATTCAAGAAGAAAAATATCCCTTATGCCAAAGTGGGGCGGCGGGTATTTGTGAGCCTGTACAATGCTGAAGCCTTTTGTTCTGAACATGGACTTGATGTGAATTTGGCCATTGAATATGGTGAAAACCCTGAACTGAAGAAGGAAGTTGAGGAAATCGCCAAATACCAGAAGGCCGTTCTTCAGGAAGTGTTGGAGCGGTTGGAAAAGAAGTGCGCCACATTGCGGGATGAAGCAATCAGGTTCCGCAATGCTTTAGACACTTGCCACCCGCTGGATCACGGATATGTGGAAAGCCGCTTACATGAAGCGATTGCAAAAAATACCGCCACCCATGAAGCAAGGGAAATGGTGTGGGCGGCGCTTGAAGAATTGGAAAGGTTGAGTGGATGGCATGATTAAAGATAGTGGAGAGCGCACCCAGTTTGATACCGGGGCGGTTCGGGATATGCACACCGGCAAGGGCCGGATGGATTTATTGCCGTGGGAAGCCTTGGTGGAGGTTTCCAAGCACTGTGAGGAAGGGGCGTTGAAGTACGGGGAACGAAACTGTGAAAAGGGCATTCCTATTCACAGCCTGATTGATTCGGCTTTCCGCCACCTTGCCAAGTACATGATGGGTATGAAAGATGAACCCCACCTTCGGGCGGCGGCTTGGAACATCCTGTTTGCCCTTTACATGGAAATCAAACACCCGGAACTTCAGGACATACCAACCCGGATCGACAAAAGCGAAAATCCACCGGTTCCAAAACTGAAACGGAATTTGGAACCATGCCGCCGGTGTAAGCACCGTGACAAATTCGGGGATGAACCCCCTTGTGATGAATGTGTTCATAAAAACAATGGGGTTGAAGATAGATTTTACCCCATTGACTGTGTGGAGGATGAAGAAGAATGAAAATTATCAATGCTGATGTGGAGTTTATCACCCCGATTGATGGGGCCGCAATCCTGAAGCGCCTTGAACAGTGTGGGCGGGTTTGCTATAAGTCTGAAGCCAAGATCACCGACACCAGCGCCCCGGCATTCGTGGCCGGGATCATCAAGCGGGGGGCATGAAGCAGTTCTGGAACACTGTTCCTTCACGGTGAAGTTCATCTGTGATCGTGGGGTTTCCCATGAAATTGTTCGTCACCGTGTCGCTTCTTACTGTCAGGAAAGCACCCGCTATTGCAATTACAGCAAGGAAGGCTTCGGTTCGGAAATCACGGTGATTGAACCTTGCTTTCTGACGGTTGGAACAGACAAGTGGGAACTTTGGCGAGATGCTTGTGCTATGGGCGAAAGGTTCTATTTTGATATGCTGGACTGCGGATGCACCCCACAAGAATCCCGGTCAGTTCTGCCCAACAGCCTGAAAACTGAAGTGGTTATGACCGCCAATATTCGAGAGTGGCGGCACTTCCTGAAGTTGCGCTGTTCCCCAGCCGCACACCCGCAGATGCGGGAAGTGGCCCTGATCCTTCTGGACAAAGTTCATTCCCTGATTCCGGTTTGCTTTGATGATATTTGGGGTGAATACCATGCCGATGTTTAAGAAAGCCGGTGGCAAAATCTTTGGGGTTCAGTTCAACAAAGCTGAACAAAAGGCTTTAGATCAGGAAATCAAAAAGTAGATTGTTGAACATGATCACAGATTCGATATAGACAAAGAAAGCATGATCCTGTGGATGCTTCACACTGAATTTGGTTTTGGCCCCAAGCGGTTAAGAAGGGCTTGGGAACTGTTTTACGCCAAAAGTCAGGAATTGCGGGACTATTACCTTCTGGATGAAGGGGATGAACCTTGGATTTCCCGGAAAAAACTGATGGATATTGGGTGTGATGTTGAAGCGTGGTATCAGGAATGGAGGGAAGGCAATGCCGAAACCTTGGCAAAACAATGAAGGGTATGATGATCCCACCGCATACCACGGAACCAAAAACATTATTCGGGAAGAAGATGAACAGCAAAAACGACTGAACACCTTGATCTTCGTTCTGAAGTACATTATCCGTTTGGCCGGGTTTGAACTTCTGAACAGGATTGAACTGAAAGATAGGCGGAGCGGGAAGGAATATCGGTAATTTAGTTTAATAAAGTGGTTGGTATCACATTTTGATACCAACCACTTTGGGAAAGGATTATGGTTTTATGTCTGATGATTGGTGGGTTGGGCTGGAATTAAAGCCGTGTCCATTCTGCGGAGCAAATCTAATCCGGCGCATACAAAGCCGTCCATATTGGGGAATAACCGTTTGGTTTGAACACCCCGCCCCTTCAGATTGCTTCCTGATAGAAGAATGTGAATTTATCCCGTATATTGATACCCCTGAAATTGCTGAAAAGTGGAACCAACGGAAATTTGAAAATTAACTTTCAAGAAAACGCCCTCACCAAAGCACTTCAGCGGTTGGGGTTGGAACGGATGCGGAACAGATGTTTTTGATATATCTGTGACGCTGGAAACCCTTGAAAATAACGGGATTTCTCGATTGTAGAACAGATGGAACAGATGTTATATTACTTAAACTTAAAATATAAAAAAATATATAAGAAAGTAATA